CCCTTTCCCAGACTGAAGTTAATAGCAAAAATATAAAGTATGCTGAAAGGCTCCACGTTTAATGAATATTGGCCGCTATCATTCGTCACAGATTGAGATTTTGCCAGATTCAGCACCGTTGACGATGTTTTCATTGATCGCATCGTAATTGTTACGCCTGTTCTGGCATCGCCATAAGGTCCTTTTAATACACCGCTAATTAAAACCATTTTATTCTCCATTAAAATAACTAAGCAGGAAGTGAAGGCCAGTCAATATCAGGCGCGTTTGATGTTTCTACCCGACTCAGATAAACGCTGTAGGCTTCCCATTGATTAAGTCTTTCCTTTTCCTCCTTCGTGGCAATGCCAAGTTTTACAGCCCTGGATAGCATGGCTATTTTAGATTCCGCATTAATCGACAGTTCTTCTTTATTTTCCTTTGCTGTATTAATGGCATTTTCTTTCACAAGAGAATCGTTAGTCACCCAATCATTACCGTCCCATTCATCAAATTTAGTTGCCGGTTTTTTCAAGGTGTAGATATCGTCAAGATCACCGATGGTTTCAATAACAACTTCACTTCCTGATTCCTTTACGTAAGCACTCTTACCGCGAAAGTCTGCCACATACCCCCAGCCATTCAACAAGCGAACAATCGCACATCCCTCTTTTTCTTTAGGGGGTTCATCAATATATGAGTTGGCAGGTAAGCCGCAATGAATTTGAACATTAACCTTCAACTGTCCGATTAGCTCTCTGGTGTCAGGTGAACAAACATAAGCGGATATCACGCCTGAATCCAAAGCAAAACCATTCTCATCAAATCCAATCATTATTAACCTCACGAAGCTCGAACAATAAAGTTTACAGCAATACTTTTTGGTGCCGTTTCATCTGCAGGCTCGTTATTGTATGTGGATTGCATATAAAACCAATCGCTATTAAATGAATCTTGCCAATTGCAAAAACTGGCGGAAGCAAAACGGTTACCTACTATGGGAAAGATTTGTTTATCATCAATAAAGTTAGTCCCTGCCCCCACGTCGCGGATAAATGCAGCACTCGGCATGTGCTTGTGGCGTTTGAGTTTGTCGTTGATATATTGCAATAGCGCTTGGTTGGGATTTAATCCACGCCCCCGGTCATGCCCGCGCGGGAAAACGCCCCTAAAATCAGGAAGCACGCCATTGGTAAATATCTTCGCCAATTTTGGATAAACACTTTTATCAAATGCGCTGCCATCACAAATCTTAAATCCGTCAGGCGGCGTTGCCAGCGGCCACATGCTGATAATACCCAAAGGGATATCTATCAAATCAACCTTACCAACCAACTTATCGTTTACGTTAGTCAAGCGCTCACTCAGCGCATTCCACGCAGGCCCTGTATATATGCTGTTGTCGGGAAGTGTTATCGTTACATCACCGGTGCCGCTGAATACCTGCTGCCAGTTCCGCCTATCCAGCAGCATCCCCCGCAATGCCTCGGCGGTATAGGCATGCGTCTGCGCAGTGATTGATACCATCGCTCCATAGGGGATCGGCGTCCACGCCAGACCGCTGGCAGATGGACCGTCAAAGTTACGCACCAGAGTAAGAGCAGTGCTTGATTCAACCGACTTAACTCCGAGCGTGTATACTGTCTGGCCCACTGTCACTACAATGAAGTCGTTGGCCTTGAGTTCTGTGCTGAACGCGGTACCGGTGCCGGTAACCGCCGCCGAGTTGTTTTTTAAGGTAATAGTGCCTGCTGGCATGGTGTTCTCCTGAATTTTGGCAACAAAAAACCCGGCTCGGTGGCCGGGTCATTTGGCATTGATGGACTGCTATTTATCGCAGGTTGTGCTGATGAAGTTGTTTTTGCCAACCCAGCGCCAACCGAACGGGTCACCAGCTCTATATTGTATTTGTTCAACCTGCTTGCGAACGCCATAGATAGGAACTGATGTCTCTTGTCCCGCAATAAGCGCAGTCCCGTAACAAATAGGCTCTTGCTTTTCCAATACCCCCGCGCAACCCGTAATTGCTATTGACACTAATAATACAGCCGCTAACTTTTTCATCCCTTTATTATCTCCCTTGCTGTGTTTTTCGCATCATAGCATCCTAACTCGATGTTAACAATCGTTTGCTCCGATCAATTTCACTGCTGTTGATTGGCGTTTGCATTCATTAATGCGCTAAAACCCAGAAACATCTATAACGTATACTGAATCTCGGGTATTGGTATAAGTTATGTTTGTCGCTGCGCCCCCTGGCGTATCCCAGGCACCACTGTATATTTGAGTGTTTGCGCCGTCAAAAGAGGCAAAACTAGTAATTGGCTGCTGAAATGGCCGTCCGCCACCACCAGTTTGAATTACCGCAGTTACATAACCGGTTGTGGCTGGAATCACCACCCAACGGCCAGCAAGAGTTGTTCTTACATTGTATCCTGATTCATCGCTCCCTGGAGTACCAAGTCTAACCGGTGCTGGCATAACCTTTGTTTCATTTGTCTGAATGCACTGTCCGCTGGCGTTAAAAATATTAATTCCGAATGGTACTGTCGGCTGTAATTGCGTTGAGAAAATATAAACTGTCAGATCGTAAGGTCCATTCCCTGTGATCATTTTTGATTGTATAGCAGTCGCTCCATCGTTGGAGCTTCTAGTAATAGACCCTATGACCTTATTATTATTTGAATGAATTCCTACAATCACGGGCTTATCATAGTTTAGCTGAATTATATCAACACCAGCACCTGACCGATTAAATACCCGTTTTTCAACAAGACTCATCGGCGTACTATCTGGTGTAGCCCATGGCACACCGTCACTATCTACAAACATTGCCCCCCATGACATATTCACTCCTTTAATAAGTAGACTATTACCCATCCAGCATAAGCCGGTGCCGTTCCATTGAACCATTGCCCAGATGCATCGAACATCTCGAGTGTATTATTATTTAGCACTCGCAGCCCCCTTCTTTCTTGAGTAAACCCAATACCATCTTGTAAGGTCATAAAGTCTATTTTATATCCAGATGGAACAGAAAACCCCCAAACGCCTGACTTCTGGTTAAAATCAACCTTAATAGTTCCTATAGTAAAAACCTTAACTATGCCTGTGTTATTTGGGACGCCATTCGCGTCCCAAGTTTGAAACCCCCAAGCCATAATATCACCTTAAACTAATACTCGCCCATCGCGGCACGTAACACTCCATTTCCGTCATAAACTCTAATGGAATTATTTTGTATCGTCATTCTCCCCCCGCTACCACTGCCGTTAATTTCAAAAACGCCAGCTTTATTAAGTTGCCATCCCATTCTGCCCGCAACATAGTCATTCGACTGGATGTAATCACCAATCATCGCGTTTTGTATCCAGCCCTTGCCGATAAACGCCTGGCTGATAAGTACCTGCCCGTCTTTGATAACAAACGGCGAGTAATAGCTGCCGTTGCTGCCACTGATCACTACAAACTGGTTAGCGTTAACGGCTACGCGTGTGTCAACCTGCGTCCCGTTGACCGTCACAGCAACCGCCAGACCGGCATCGTAGTTCGTTCCGTTGTACTTGATGCCTGCCTTCAACGTCCAAATCGCCGAACCACCGGAGGCGTCGGTATAGGCCGTCATTTTTTCCTGTATCGCGGCTTCCTGCTCGTTAAATTTGGACGTAACGTCAGTTTCCAACTGTGCAACCGAGCTTTGAGCGTCTGCGGCCACTTTCTGCGCCTGGATGATCCCGGCCCGGTTTTCACCATAGTTCGCCCACTGCTGGTTAGCGGTACCGTATTCCGCCAGCACGTTCTGCAAAATGGCTTCCGGGCTGGTTTTCAGCGGATCCAGCAGCGCCTTGCCGTCCTCTGAGTTCAGGTAATCATCTACCACAGAGCCGATCAGTTCGTCGGCATCAACGTTGGACATGCCCGCGACAAATGGCGTCCAGTCGCCTTTATTACCGATGCGGTCCACCAGCCGGGCACGGTACCAACGGCGCACGCCTGCCGGCATTGGGCCATGCTGATAGCTCACCCCTGGGTAGGGAACGTTAGCCAGCAACAGTGGGTTCTGTCCGTCCGCGGTGGTTGCCTGCTCTATCTCGGTGTAGGCCGTATCGCCGGAACCAGAGGGGAATCCCCAGGTAACATCAATCGCCCATACAACATTATCACTGGCCATAAGATTAACCGGCGTGCCGGGTTTACCCACTTTACCACTGAGTGTGGTCGAGTCGGCATACCCCCAGGGAGAAGATACATTGACCGCATTCATGGCGCGTATACGCACGTCGTACACCCCGGAGTAAATCCCCTGAACAGTGAAACCCTGCGCACTGGTGCGGCCTATGTTCACCCAGTCGCCCTTATCCTTGCGCCACTGGGCCAGGTAATCGATAGCGCCCTCCACACGCTCCCAGGTCACCTGCATTGAGGCCACCGTCAGCCCTTGCGCCTGGTGATCAACTTCGGCGATAACGATATTCTTCGGCACCGGCATAACGTTAGGCGGCGTGACCGAGATCGGCGGCGGGTCAATACGCACGCCGTCATCGATATAGCGGTACTTGTTGGGGTCATGCTGAACACCGGCGATCGTGAATGTGCCGTCGTCATTTGCTGAGATCGACGTCACGCGGAAATACTGGATCGCCAGTTTGTCACTGTCGATACACCACACCGCGCCCGCCACAGGCGTTTGCCGGTACGCCGTTGCGACGGTCACCGTCTTTTTGTCGGCGCTGATCGCACTGATTGTGCGACTTTGGGCGGTACCATCGGGAAGGTTTACCACCAGGCGATCGCTAATGGCATAGTCAGCCGGACGGTCAACGGTAATTTTCAGCCCAGCAACCCGGCTGATACGGCCACCATTCTCTTTTCCTGCACGGAAGGGGTCGGCAACACCAATGATTTCTGCCGGCAGCGGGATATAACCATCCAGCCCAACACCAAATGAAATCGAGCCGTCTTTGGCATTGGACAAAATCGCCCAGCGCCCTCTGCGGTGCGCCTCACTTTGCGAAGTACAACCGATCGCTGTCAGCTGCATCTGATTCGCGTTGTAACGTTCCACAAGTTCTGAATCGTATACAGACTCAATCGTATCCGAATAATGATTGATGGGGTCAGAGTAAGAAACATTGCAGGAGGTAAACCGGTTTTTATACGAGCCGCCAGCATAGGTGAAATCACCGTTAACGACGTTTGAAACGTGGTAGACATAATCAACATCATTTTGCGGCACATCGGCATTCACATAAATCTGGTCATTCCCCCAGAATGTGATGCCGCGAAATACCGCCGCGAGGTCACGCAATACGGTATATGCGTCCTGCTGATTTTGGATAAAAACATTACAGACAAAGCGCGGTTCTTTCCCGCCGGCACCGTTAGACACCATTTCATCGCAGTATGCAGCGATGCTGTATAGCTGCCATTTGTCGATCATGCTGGCATCGACGCGCCCACCCATGCCGTAAATTTCATCCAACACCAGATCGTAAAAAATCCAGGCAGGATTGTTGCTGTAAGCCAGCTTGAAATCGCCGAGCCACGCCCCGCTATATGTCCTTGTGCTCGGGTTATAATTGTCCGGCACGCGGATTAATTTGCCCCTTGGCCTGCAAGTTGTCTTCGGCACGCTGCCGTTAAACTGGCTGGAATCGAGTTCGACATACAACAATGCGGTGTTGGGATAACGCAGCTTGCTGTCGATGACCTCCGCAAAGGAAGCTATCTTGAACGCGTTGATGAGTTTTGTCGATGTTGAATCAGGCGTAATGCGGCGGACGCGAATAGCCCAACCCGTCGTCGATCTTGGCAAATCGATACGGTGATCGCGTTGATACTCTGACGTGGTTTTACCATCAAATTTACCATTAACAACGTTCTGATATGCGCCGCCATCCGTTGATAAGTCGATCGCGTATTCAGTGACAGTGCCGACCATATCCCCATTATCTTTGTACTGATACTGGATGGGCAGACTGAGTTTAATACGTACAGCATCCAGGGTGAGGTTTGAGAAATTCCTCACCCAGGGGGCGCTTGCCTTAACCTCAATGCCTACCGTCGATTCATTGTCTATTTCCGGCAAGCCCTGGATATACGCTTGATCTTGAGTGCCTTTGCGGAACTCCCATTTAACGCCGGTAAAGTTATAGTTTCCTGCATCGTCGGCAAGTGGCGTATTGTTTAGATAGATCTGCTGTGCTGTGAGGTCACCTTGAATTTCTCCCTCAGATAGGGCTATAACCATTTTCAGCTTGGCAACCGACAGCAGGTCATCGGGTTGTTCTACCGGAGTATGTGGGCTTCCACCGCCACCTTTACGGCCGCTGATAACCGTTTGCCTTTCAAGTAGTCTCATTTTTCACCCATAAAAAAGCTGCCAAGAGGCAGCCATAAACCATTTCGATCCGTGGTTACTGTTGATCGCTTGAGAAAATTCCGGCACTGACAATGGCGCCGCCGATCTCCCGTTCGCCATAAAGCAGTGGTACCGGGTAACCCATTGCAACGGTATTCACCGGCGCACCAAAAGCATAGTTAGGCTTATTGTCCGTACTGGAGGATGCGCCTATATTCATGCTTGGCTGCGGCGTCAGAAGTTGTACAACGCCCCCAAGCATCATGCTGATACCGATCCCCGTTAATACCGATGTCGCTGAAATTGTTGCTGCTGACATTGCGGCCCCCCACGCAGCCAACGATGCGCCTGCAGTGAAGAACGCAGCGACCAGGGCAACAGCGCCGATGACGACTTGCAGCATCCCACCACGCTTAGCGCCTTCGATTATGGGCATGATCACGAATTCACCCGCACCTTTTGCCATATCAAATTCTTCAAGGCCGATATTTTCCCGACCGCTGAAAAAGGCGAACCGAATACCATCGAGGTGCGCTGTTGACATGTATTTTTTAAACCCTGGAATAGTGGCGCACATGGCCCGCAACGCCTCTCGCAAATCCGTAACAGCATATTCATGGTGGCGGCCGAATTTCTTGCCCATCGCCCCTCTGAGCGTGATTTTTTTACGCATGGAAGAGATCCTTATGTCGAACAATCCGAACGGTGCGATCACGATAATATTTACCGTAAGGCACCCTCGCCGACAGGTTGCCGAAATTGTGGTGCAGGATGGCATTATCTCCGAGATAAATAGCGGCATGATTGGTCACCGGGGCGCTGATCTGCATCATGACCATATCCCCGGGGCGAATGGCGTCGCGGGAGACTTCAACAAACCCTTCGGTCTGCCAGTTGTCGTCATAGATTTTTTCTTTGCCGTCGATCCACCATTCGCGCGGCACAGAGTAATTTTTCAAGGTGATGCCGTGATGCTGGCGGAAATAATCCATGATGAGCGTCCAGCAGTCGGCATAACCCAACACCCAACGACGGCCGACAAGCTCGCGCTCACCTCTCGGTGATACCGCGCAAAAATCACCGTCTGGCCAGGACATTATCCCCCACTCAATACCCGAATGATCGCACTGTATCCTGTCAAATTCTGACGGGATCAGCTGTACGACATCCGGGTGAGAATGCACAATCATTATGATTTCGCCCTGCTCTTCAGCTACAGCATAATCAGCAGGCGAAAGCGTAAAGTTCTCGGTAGGTTTTTCTGAGATATTGCGGCATGGGATATAACGCTGGTTTCGCCCGGTATCAATGATGACTCCGCAAGCCTCGTTGGGATACTCCGCCTCAACATGCTGCCGTATGGCATCCATCAATTTTTTTCGCATAATCATTTCCCTTGCAAATTTGCTGCGGGGAACCCCCCGTAGGGCAATGGGTTTTCTTTGCCATGCCTGTCTTCACAGTCCCGCATGCGACCCCCGCAAACATCCTTTGAAGGATCATCCGTCGGTGTACCGTCTTTCAGGAAATACCGCGTGCCGTTGTAATCGCACCCCGTACCTGTGCGGTACCAACCACGCATACACCAGGTACAAACCGGGGTGATCTGCCGCGTTGGCAATTGCAAATTCTGAATATCGAAAGGGGTACACAGTTCAAAATCAACCTGACCACGCGTCTCTGCTTTTTTGGCGTTAATGTAGTAAAGCTGCACCCGTTCTTCAGTCGGCATGGCGCCTGGGTTGCCTGCTTTCCAGTTGGCGGCATCGAGATACTTCGCCATCGTGGTACGGATACGCACCTTTGCTTGCACCATATCGTCGTAGGCCAGGCATAGCGATGTAACGTAGTTGCCGACGTTGCCGATCGACAGCGTAGGCGTCGGCTGTGAGCCGGTACTCGTCAACTCGGAGCCTTTGAACTCATAAGGGTGTGGGTCGTATTCATTCCCCTGCCAGATGATCGACGGCATATTCTCTTTAGCGAACGATGCCCAGCCGTCAACCGGTATATTGTGCGCATGGAAGCGCAGCACCCGGTCCATACCAAAAGCAGTGCCATCGACTTCGATTAACTGGATTAACTCGCCGGGCTCCAAAGACTGCAAGTCTTGCGTTAAGCTCATATTCCCCCCACAAAAAAACCACCTTTCGGTGGTTTCTCTATTTTTGGTGATGCAGTTACAGCACTATTAAGGTGCAAAAGCCTGTTCAAACGCAAATGTAATATCAACGAACATGCCATTAATAAACTTGGGTTTTATAGAATCAGACTTCACTCGGTAAAGTTTTTTCTCACCCCACGGATTCGTCCACCAAAAAGACTGAATAGTATGGGATTTTAAAAAATCTCTCACAACTGAAATATTGATACTTTCACCATTACAGGATAATGACCATGTTTCCACCGCCGCATTTAGCCCTGAACTGGCCACTTGCTTATAACCATCACCAAACTGAACCTGGATTATTGAAATATTAATATCTTCACTGGCTTGAAGCCTCACAGGCCAATTAAACGTATCAATAGTCATGCGTCACCATTATTAACGATAGAGTAACCCACCGGGCGATATTTCCTTTTTAAGACGTTCTGAAATTGTTGTTTGGATAATTGACTGTAACAACCTCGCCGTGTTCCCTGTATTGGCGTTGTTAGTGTCGCCGGATGAAACCTCCTGTGTAATCGATACCGGCGCATTAACTTCTATGGTCGTCGTTCCAGAGCGAGAAGATTCAGACGGTAAAGCACGCACACCCAGTGAACCATCCGCACCACGCTTGAGCGGCATGATAGCTTCTGGCCCCGCTTCGCCCATCAGCCCAGCTCCTTTGGCAAACGCAAACGTTGTGGGTTGGCTTACCACCTGGCCGCTGTAGGCACTCAGGGAAGGCGAGGAATAAACGCCGCCTTTTGCATTCGCGAACATTGGAACGGCCCCAGGATTGTTGCCGCCACCTGCTGTTCCCCCGCCAAAACTCATAAATGACGAGAGAATAGTTTTTGTCAGTAGCGCCTGAACCGCCATCTCAATCAGGTTTTGAACAATGGACTGCGTGAGGGAGGAAAACAGCCCCACCATGCTGTCTTTAAAGGTTTGGGTACCGGTAAGTAATCCGGTCAGCATGTTGGTTGAGCGTTCCCTCATCGTGTCCACCAGCCCGAGTTGCAGCTTATTAAGCTGGCTCTGCCCGGCATACAGGTTCATTGCGTGCTGATATTGTGCGTCAGTTGATTCCCGTGTTGCCGCCTGCATCAACTGCTCATAACGCTGCTTGTCGATGTACCCTTGCTGGTAGTACGCCTGATATTGAGCCTGCTGCTGCGCCAGTTGGTTGCTCAGTTGAACAGAGGGATCTACGTCGCCGGCGATGTTCTGCCGTGGTGCCGCAATGGCATCCGCCTCAGCCTTTAACCTCTCGCGGGCCATATCCTGCTGCAGGGTATGCCGGGCGACCAAGTAATCACGTTCCGTCAGCAAACGTCCGTCATACAACGCTTTCAGCTCCCTGCTGGTTTCCTGCTCCTTACGTACTGTCGCCTGACCCGACGCATACTGTTCAGCCAGTTCTAACCGTTGTCGCTGGTAGTTCTCGGCATTCAGAGACATGACGCGTTGCACATCTGCCTGACTGGCACCGGCGGCTTTGGCCGTGGCGATCAGCTTGGCTTGCGAGTTCCGTTCTTCCAGGTCAATTTTGGCAAGGCTGGTCGAGTGAGCAACCTCAATTTCCTGCCGCAACTGTTGATATTGCTTCAGCGTCTGCTGACCTTTTTTATCTGCCTTAGCCGGGTCTTCACCACCCCAAGGGCTTTCAACCGACGAACCTGCAGCACCCACTCTCGCAATAGCATTGTTAACCACATTAGCGTCAGCAATACCACTCAGCATCATCTCGCTGAACCCGGATTTAACATAGTCCTGAGCAGCTTTTACTCGCCCCATAGAATCAGTAAGTGCTACTAGTCCAGCCTGGGCATTCTCCAGATCTGCAACCGCTCGTTTACGGTTGCCTTCAACACCTTGCGCTTGCCCGAAAGGGTCAAATCCTTTGAGGCTACTCAGCCGACTGTCTGCGTCAATGATTTCCTTTTTCAGCTGGTTAACCTGGGTAACCTGGTTTTTGTACTGGTCATCCAAATCGAGCGCTTTCACATCCAGCTGCTTTGACGACATCGCCACAAGCGCCTGTGTTGTTTCCTGAACGGCGTCCTTCAAATTTAATGCAGATTGGCGAGCCTGCACATTCCTTTGGTGAAAATCAAAGATGGCCAGTGCTGCCAATGTTGCCGCGCCGACTGGACCACCAATTAATCCTAATGCTCCACGGGCAAGACCGGAAGCCACCGATACTGCGCGGGCTGACACTGACAGGCGTTTATTTGCAGCATCCAACTGCGTTTTGCCAACGGTGGCCGCGCGCGTGGCTTCAGTTTCCTCCCGGATCAACCGATTATAATCAGCGGTATAACTGACGTTCAGGCCGTATTGCTTGGCCGTTTTTTCCATCGCACGAACGCGGCCGAATTCGGCGTTATTTTGCAGCAGGGTGGCATTAGCAGCGTCGATCGTCTTCTGCGCAATACTAGCCTGAGCCAGCGCGGCGGACTTAACAGCGGCCTGCTGGTCCCTCCAGGCCCCAATACTTTCACGAATGCCGCCGGTCAATTTGTTGGTCATAACAGGTAGCAGCGTATACAACGCCACGCTGGCCACCATGTTGAAGTTATCCGCCAGGCCGTTAATAGCTTCGGTCACACTCTGTACGCCGGTACGCAATGGGCCGCCGCTGGCTTGCCCGACTTTGATGATCAACCCTTCAAAAGCACTGGTCAGCCCCATCAGATCGCCGTTCAGGTTGTTGACGCGCGTCGCGGCCTGTTCGTGCGCTGTCTGGGTACCGGTCAGGGACTTTGTCAGGTCATCCAGCTTGCTGCGGTTACTCACCAGAATCGACGCGGCGTTAATATTCTCCAGGCCAAACAGCTTGACCGCCTGCGCCGTGGAGAGGTTTTTCTTCGACAGGTTTTCCAGCGCGGTGCTTAGCCCCACAACGGAAGGTTTGAGCGTTTTATCCGTGCCTTTTTCAAGGTTGAGGATAACGTTACGCAACCCGGTGCCTGCCTCACCGCCTTTAATTTCACGCTCTGCCAATACCTGGATCGCTGCGTTCAACTGCTCAAAGCCGATCCCGGCCTGCGCCGCTGCCACACCACCATTCTTTATCGCGGCTGCCGTATCGGCAATTTCAGACGAGCCATACTTAGCCCCAGCGGCCAAAACGTTAATGTAGCGGTCTGCCTGGCTGGCGCTGGCGCCAAACTGGTTAAGCGAAAGGGCCAACGTCTTTGTCGCATCCGGCAACGTGGTACCCGCCGCCTGTGCCAAAATCAGCGCACTGTTGGTCGCAGTAGTCAGCCCGTCCGCCGTTTTCAGCAGTTCCGGCTTGGCACTGGCCATCAGCTTTAACGCTTCCGCCGCCTGGCTGGCACTGTACTCGGTGGTGCGCCCCATCTGCTGCGCGGCTTCATCGAATTGTTTCAGCTGCGCACCGGTAGCACCGGTGATCGCGGAAAGGTCAGACAGTGCCTGACCATACTGCCGGGTGGTGGTAATAATGCTTCCCAGCGAGAACCCCAGGCCTGCAACGCCAGCCAAACCCGCCAGTGTCCCTTTCAGGCTGCTGACTGTTTGGCCGACACGCTGATAGGCCTCGTCGGTCTTTTTCGCATCCTGCTGGGCTTGACGGTTAAACTTACCGGATTGATCACCGGCAGTGCGGTACGCCGCCACCAGCTTGTTTCTAAAATTGGCGTCATTCAGGTACAACCCGACCGCCAACGATGCTACATCAGCCATTTCCAAGCACTCGCATAACGTCAGCACACTGCGCATCAAAGGTACTTTGCACAGGCTGAGCGGGTTGAGGAACAGGGGCATCCTCCGCAGGATCAGCAGTAATGCCCTGCAGCTTGAAGTATGCCCGCCAATGATTCAGAACTTGCGCCGGCAACGCGGCGATTTTGCGAGGGTCAGACTCACCCCAACGATCGGCCAGTTGAAAAATCAGCATCAGCCAGGGTGAGTCAGTCAGTTTTTTTCCGCGTCTTCCAGTGTGCCGACGGCATGACGTTTGACGGTACTGATTGCTTCAACCAGTGTTGGGTTATCGTGCGCCTTCAGCAGTTCATCCACGCTGGGCAACGCACTCGGCGGGATCCGCTTACCGTCCGGCGTCATAAAACAGGACAGCAGCAACTCAACATTGAGGCGTGCTGCCTTATTCATATCACCGGCCTCGATGGCGTCTTTCATGCCATCTTCATTATCCTGCAGCTCGGATGCCTTCAGGCGGCGGATGAAGGTTTTAGCACCAAACATCGGCACTTCAAGCACGTGGTCGTCAGATTTCAGCAGTGCTGCCTTAAGCGCCTTCAGATCGTATTTCTCGGTCATCGATTTTCCTTACTTAACGGTTACAGTAGCTGCTGCGCTGTTGAGAGTGTCAGCACGTTCTGCGGACAACACCACGCGATACGTACCGGCATCAGCCGCCACAACTGAGTTTTTGGTGTAAGTAGCAGCGGTGGCGCCGTTGATGTTGGTGCCGTTCTTTTGCCATTGGAATTTAACGGGCTTGCCGTTACTGGAGGTAGCCGCAACAGTCAGGGACAAATTGCCCCCGACCGCCAAATCAGCGTTTTTCGGCTGGGTAGTCACGCTGATCACACCTTTGGGGCCACGGCTCCCCAGGTGTTGTTGTTCTGCTTGCCTTGCACCGCGATCTGAATGACTTCGCTCGCTGGCGCGGTGATCTCATTCATTTTCCAGCCAGACAACGAAAGAATGGAAGTTGAGGTACGCCCGTTCGGCAGCTCAACATAGAACTGGACGGTTTCTCGGTTGTCTGCGGCTGTAAGGAATGCCGCAAAATCTTCATTGGACGGGTCATCGATAAACCCGATCGACTTCTCCGCACCTTCGGGCAGATCAGAAATAAACTGCTTTGTAGTGTCGATCAGGGTGGTGCAGTCAACAAAACTGCCGGTCTGCCCCATTTCACCCACCGCTTTACAGTTGACCAGCGCCTTCATGGTAGCGACAGCAGCGCCCACTGCGCCCCATTTCACAATGGTACCCGCCGGCAGCATGGCGTACTCTGGCGAAGTTTTATCAGCCATAATTTCTCTCTCTTAATGATTGTGGCAGCGGTCGCTACCGGTTTTCGATGCCGTAGCGGATTTCTGCCGCCAGGATGCGTAATAATTGGGTTTTGTTGTAATCCAGGGCTGGACGGATGAACGGGTCGGCAACTTGTTTCACCGTGCCGAATTCCTGCGCCAACGCCTTCATCTGGTGTGCCTTGCTGGGACCGACTCGCAGTGTGACCTGCGCACGACCCCGGGTGGTCGAACGGATCGTAATGCTGTCACGCATATGCGGGCCGGAGGCCGTTTCGTCATATCCAGCGTGCTGCTGCATATCCTCCAACACCGGCGCCAGGGCGGCGCGACCAGCATCACGCAGAATTTTTGTTGAGACGTCCCGGCCCAGGGCTTCTAACTGACGAGCCAATGCATCCATGCCCGTGATATTGATACCTATCATGCGGCGTCCTCCGGGTAACAGATGATGTAATCGCGCACCAGTCGGTACTGGATGCTGTTGTTGGTCAGCGTAGTCGCACCTTGCAACATTGTGCCGCGTGTCACCGTCTGAACCGGCCAGCGGCCAATGTGCCCGTGTTGAATGCCTTCCCAATCGGCGCAGATGGCCTTATCCAACTCAAGTAGGCGGGCGTAATCATCGATGACGTACAGCGAAACCTGGAAGCGGCCTTGCACCAGCGCGGTGCTGGCTAGCCCGGTATCAAATTTCGGGTCCGTGATTTTCTGATACGTCACCCCTTCCTGCTCTGGATCGGGCAACAATAGCGGGTACGCCGGCAGGCTGCTTAATGCCTCCAGCGCCGCTTTGATTTCATACTCGATCATGGCGGGTATCAGCCTCCGCTGTAATCAGTAACCGATCGGACTGCGAGCGATCTGGGGCGCGAACGGTGAACAGGCGTTCATTCCACACTATTTGCCAATCGGTTTGCACACCTTGACGCGGGCGCAGAGTAAACAAGATGGTCTCAACTACCTGCCCCTGCTCACCGGTACGGATTTTGCGGTTGGAAATGGGCTCCGCGTCCGCCCAGACTTCCGCAACAAATTCGAAGGTTTTCACCTCACTGCCGGTGCGCTCATCCCGGACAACGATCGGACGAAGGAGCCTGATGCGTTTATTGAGTTTTCCTGCCCTCATGTTCCCGGCCTCTTTCGTTTGCCCTTCAGCAGGTCATAGAACCCCAGTGGCGCCTGATACAATTTAGCCTCTGATGTGGTTTCCCTGTTTGCATACCAGTGCCCGACCGCCAGAATCAATGCCAGCTTAACTTTTCCTGCTATAACAACGCCTTCATCAACGTTTTCAGGTACTAGCTCGTCATACAGCGGCAGGTTTAAAAATTCCTGAGCCAGGTCTTTTGCCGCATCCACATAGAGAGTCAACAGCCCATCCTCTGTATCGCTGTCGATCCGGCACTGAAAGCGCAGTTCATCAAGTGATGGCGTCATACTGACCTCATAAAAAAGGCGGACGGAGCCGCCTGGTTGCCTTATTTACCCGCTGGGGCCGCCCCCATCTTGATCAGTTTTACCGCGTTGCTGTCCACCAGCATCGACCCTACGCGTTTAGTGGTATAGAACCCCACAAACGGTTTTTTGGTGTACGGATCACGCAGCATGCGCACACCGATACGATCCAAAATGGTGAAGCAGCGTTTGAAGTTACCGAAACCGATCGGAGTCCCACCACCGGCGATATCCGGGAACTGCTCATTTTCGGCAATGCCGTAGCTCAGCAGAGAAGACGGCTGGCCAAGCTGCAACCCGGGTTGCCACAGATAATTACCCTGGCTGTCTTTCAACGTGCGGACAGTGAACAACGTGCTGTTGTTCATCATCCAACGGGCGCCGGTACGGTAAGGCTTGCGCAGGGAATACACCAACTTAACAATTTCATCGGCGGTGATGGCGTCCGGCTTGGCGGCCAGCAAGTGCTGCAGCTTGCCCCAGTCGCGCTCTTTGTCGTCCTTGATATCACTGCCGTAAGCCAACAGGCCTTTCGGTTTTTTGCTGCCGTCACCGTTGGTAAAGGCAATTTCTTCCTGCTCGGCGAATTCCTGCGTCAGCTCGGAAACGATGAAGTTCTCAACATCGAAAAATGCATCGTCCAGCATGGTTTGCGTCGCCATCGGGTTGCCGTAGATTTCCCCCCAAACGGGTTCAATCGTCGCCAGCTTGGAAGTTTTGGTTTCCGGACGCTCATCCGTTTCACCCACCCAGCCGCTGTTAGTGCCGCCCTGGTTCACCAACTTTTTATAGTTTGGGGTCCCCATGGCAATAACGGTACATTCCGATCGCATGACCACTTCATCTTTCAGCGCACTGATGATGTTGCGATCCAGCTCTTCCGGCACAGCGTAACCCCCATCCGGATCGGTGGTGGTCTGCATGGCTTTCTGCTCCAGCTCGGCCAGTCCATCATCCTTACCCTTGCGCACGAACTGGACAAACGCGGTTTTGTGTTCGGTTACCGCTTTTGACCCTTTGCCGCTGCCAGGACGCTTGGAAGCCGCCAGCTCTTCTTCCAGCTGGGATTTGAGGTTATCCAGCTCGGACAATTTGCCGTTAAGGGTTTCCACGGTTTCGGACAGCTTGCCCTTTTCCGCTTCAATCGCGTCCAGCCGCTTATCGTTCTTTTTGGTGAACTCGTCAAAGTTACCCTTAAGCTCCTGCGCAACCTGTTCAACGTCTTTAATATCAACTGCCATAGTGTGTTTCTCCAGATTCAGAATTTTATAGATTTCAAAATGTTAATGGCGGCATCAATATCGCCAGCATCACGCTGGGATAACGCGCCATATCCCTCGGCAATAAACGCTTTGGCCTGAGAGCGAGAAAGCCCAACGTCGCGCAGGACTCTTTCAATACTTTTCGGGGACGGGGTTTCCCCACGGGCAAACACAGATTTCACATCGCTGATGCGGGCCTCGTCGTTGGCGGGGAACGTCACGAGACTGACCTCCCAAAGGTCCAGCTCTTTGAGCATCCAGGCCTCTTTTGCCCTGTCGTATTCCCAATCTTTCAGCATGTACCCAATAGAAAGGCCGGTTATAGAACCGGCCTTCATGTGGGCATGAGCGCGTTTGGCGAGAGGGTCATCATCGATGAGCAACCGACCTTTGATGTATAAACCCACATCATCTTCCTGCATTTCGGCATAGACGCCGATCGGCTCATCCATCTTGTGTTGCCACAGCATGGCAGGCCAGGCGCCCTTTTCTTTCCATTGAGCTAGTGAATTGCTGAACGCACCGGGCACCACAATATCGTCATAACTGTCTTTCACACCGAAAACCGAGCCATAGCCTTCAAACTCGCCAGACTCACTGACAGACTTGATTTTCAATGGAATATCCAGCCGCTGCTTAGTCATCGGCATTATTGCTTTCCTCGGTTGGTTTTTTCTTGTCACCGGCCGTCGGCTTGGTGGTCATGTTCATTGGGGTCAGGTAGACATCGCCTCCCTCTCTCGGGTTAAGCTCCTCCAGGTCACGGCACTCATTCGGTGAGTAAATACCCCAGTTGATGCCTGTGGCGTAAGCCTCAAACCGCGATTTCATGTCTCCGCGCAGCAACGCGCCGGCGTTAAACTTGGCGTAAAACTTCCCTTGAGCAGAAGGCTTGACCAGGCCCACATTGATGCGCTGTTCAATTCGGGTGAGGTATGGCACCAGGGAATAGTTGATAAACCCAATCCCCAAATTTTCGATATTGTTGAAGGTGGCCCTGTCGGTGTTTTGCACCATGTGCATCGGTACCCGGAAAATTCGGCAAATTTCTTCCAACTGAAATTTTCGAGTCTCAAGAAATTGAGCATCTTCCGCGCTGAGACTGATTTGGTTCCACTTCAGGCCCATCTCAAGGATCAGGGGTCTGTGGGCATTGGCCAGACCCTGGTGGCGAGCCTCAAAGTCATTTTTCAGCCGGTTAAACGCATCGTCAGAAAGCACATTGTCGGTCTGCAGAACGCCGCTGGTGACGGCACCATTACCAAACAGGCGGGCGCCGTGCTCCTCCGTTGCCATCCCCAGTCCGATCGCCTGGCGGGCATACGCGATAGGACTGACACCATTCAACCCATCCAGCGTGAAAATACGAACATGCCAGATATCATCCTGCGTCAGGGTATCGCTGGTCCCATCCGGAAAGGTGACCTGGTATTCCGGGTCCCAGTTGGATCCCAACTTAGGGATCACGCTGCCGGGGTCGAGCGGCAACAGCTCTACCACCTCTCCCAATGCCTTGACTTTGTAGGCATAGAAATTGCCGCGCAGGCACAAACACCCCACAAGCAGCTCCCAGAACTCCTGCGGGGTCATGTACCCATTGGGTTTGACCGACAGCAGTTTGTTCAGCCGTTCTTTTACTGCACGTCGGTTTCCCCGCTCAAGCTGCTCGAAAAGACCACAGGGCAACATACCCACAGATTCAGCCAATACCCGAATGCAGCTGAATACCGAGGTCAGTTGCATCGAAAGCTGGGGGCTGATCCGCCTGCCGGAGTATGTGTCGTAAGACAGCCCGACCATTTCTGCAATATCTTGCGAGGTGACCGGCTTTCCCCCCGACTTTTGAAACATTCCGGGAAAAAACATCAGTCCCCCTTATCTGGTTTTATCGGGTTGTGCCCCATCATTTTGGATACCAGCCATGACCACATCAGGCACAGTAAACCAGCAACAACAAATCCCGCCGGCGAGTAAACAAGCCAAACGCCGTATGTCAGTAACAGTGCGCCAGCCACGCCCACCAGCACCGATAGTGCAGTGATAAAATGTAATGCCCGCATGGGGTGATCTCCGTTAAAGTGAGCGCAAACCGTAAGTTTCGATATGCGTAGATAGGCTATCCGTCGTTTCACCGCCGTTAACAAGTAGTCGGCTCATCGCAATAAACATTGCAACGGGACCGTCGATCTTGTTTTCTGGGGTGGATTTATTGGGGAAGATATTTTCATTTTTATCCGGTTTGACCGTGATGTTTGACATCATCCAGGTCATAACCGGGTTGCCGTCATGGTGCAGGCGACCGGCATACACCTTCGCCTCGGCTTCCTTCATGGCCTCAGAGAGATTCTTCACTGTCTGAGCCACCTCTACGACCGGAGCACCTTCGGCCGCAACCGACAACCCGAACTGAGTCGCGCTCCACGGGTCATATGCCAGTTCGTTCATCGAGTCACCACCAGCCCAGGCTAAGGTTTCCTCTTTGATTAACGCATGGTCAACAACGTCCCCGTCGGTGAACTCCAGATAACCCGCCTCATTCCACTTTTTATACAGCTCGGCCTGCTGCCTGGAACAGGCCTCCAGTCGGCCTTCTGGGATCCAAAAGCGTGATTTGGTATAGATGTCGCCGTTTGGCGCAAGCCAAACCTTAACCGCGGCTGAAATGTCGATTTTGTTGGCCAGGTCAACACCAAGCCACATTGGCCAACTCGCTGAATCCGAACTGTCCCATGCGTCACGGCATTTTTCCCAGCGCGCCATATCCATCCACGCCTGTTCACCCTGCACCCAGATATTGAGGTGTTTGGTGAAGAAGTTAACGCGCGCGGACACCTGCTCCTTCGCCTTTTTAGCCAAGCGGCGCATATCATCCCAGCGCTTGCAGACACCCAGGCCGGGGTTTGCTTTTGGCCAGTTGGCTTCATCAAAGGGATCGTCGTCCTTGTCGAGGGTGTAAATCAGGGCAAAATAGCTGTCATCCTTGATGGATAGGGGGTCTGGGTTATCAAAATTCTGCAATACTTTGATCGCATAATCCCGCTGCTCGTAGCAAATGCCCTCTTTATTAAAGCCCGCTGTCGTGATAGCGAATATCAACGACTGCAAGCGGGCGCCGGTAGCCGTTTCCAACACGTCCCAAACGTCACGGGTTTTATGAGCGTGCAGCTCATCAACGATCCCACAGTGAATGTTCAGGCCATCCAGGTTGTTCGCATCGCTGGCCACCGGCTCGAATTTAGAGCCAGAACGTTCCTGGTGGATGTTCAACTTGTTGCTGCCGAACAACCGCCCTAGCGTTTTTGCCGCCAGCTTGATCATCCGTTTAGCATCATCAAACACGATACGGGCCTGATCGCGCGTTGTCGCAGCGGAATACACTTCCGCACCGCCCTCACTGTCGGCGCCGGTCATATAGAGACCAATGCCAGAGGACAGGGTTGATTTGGCGTTTTTACGTGCCACCTCGTCATAGGCGGTGCGGTACCGGCGCACGTACACCGGATCACCGTCATCGTCCAGAACGGTCTCAGACGTCAATTCGTCTATCAGCGGAATAACAAAACCGAAGAGGTTTATCAGAATAAAAATATGCCAATCCATCAGGTCGATCGGCTTGCCGGTCAAGTGTCCCTTCACATGCGGCACGAAATTATAAAAATCGAGAATGTGCTGTGCGCGGCCTTCATCGAAGTAAACACCGCGCTCAGGGCCGTGCTCTATATCATGAAGAAACCGCCGGCACGCCAGGCGCACCAGTTCGCCAGCAACTATTTCGCCAGATACCACGCGCTCGGCGTAGCGGAATCCATCTGCAACGGTTGCCATTCATCATTTGCGCTTTTTAAGGAATTCTTCCAGTGGATCAACCTCAGCCGGGCCTTTGGCACCGACCTTGGCTCGGCTTGAAGGGGTCATGCCAAACTCTGACAGCATGGCGCGAATTCTCTTCCAGGCGTCAGCCTTCATCACGGCAGCGGGGTGCGGCTTAATCATTCTGATTTCCCGCTCTTTCCCTTCGTCAGGATCATCCTCGCTGTAAACCGCGTAGGTGTAGCCCTCTCGATCGAGCGTGTCGCAGTGGTGCCGGTACTCAACATAGGCCTCGATCAACAATTCGAGGGCCTTGGCATCCAGCGTGGTCATCACGCCGACGGCATCAAGTTCCTCGCCGATCCGTTTAAACCAATACTTGCCCTGCTTATCAAAATGCTTCGGCGTTGGGGGTACCCCAGACGGCGGTTTTGGTTCGTTTTTGTTGATCGCCCGTTTGGATGGGTTCCCCTTCACTAAAGTCAGGTGTGTCGGGGTTTTCGGTGGTCCAGGCATAATCGAAAACTCCTATTAATGACCGCATGGGGGCACCCAAAAAAAGGTTTGCTAACCTGCGGCGGTGTGAAAAGAGGTAAGGCGGCGGTACTTTAGGCCGAGAGGGGTAGAGATTTGATCCCCCCCTCCCCTTGCTGATGAGAACCGATATCGTTTGATGTTTAATGATTCAACTTGCAATTAAATCACAATGCAAGTGATAGCCATTATCATTTGATGGTCATTCATCCAGCCTGCTGTTGCAACTCTGCACCGACCAGCCCAATAGCAACCATCGCCTCACCGCCTGGGTAGTCGCTGAGTAGTTTCCGAATGGCATCAATGCATTGCGTCACACTCTGCTGTTGTTCTTCAGGCATAGAGGCTATCAGGCCCTTGAACAGCAATACCGTTTCATCGTCTCGTGTCATCTCATTCTCTCCGTTGCCGTCTTGCGGCGGTGACAGGGCCAGCACAGGCCTTCAAGGTTCGAATCATCATCGGTACCCCCATGTGCTTTTGCCTTGATGTGGTCAACTGTGGTGGCCGCTACAGCGCGACCGTTGCGCAAGCATTCCTGACACAGGTGATTATCACGCGTCAGAATGCGTGCCCGCCTGATTGTCCAGTCGTTACCATAGCCTCGCTCATGCCGGCTCTTACCCTGCTGGTGATTCTCCCAGCCTGTATTCTGGTGGTCCGTACAGTAGCCTGAGCGATCAGTTGTGGTCTTACGGCATCCATGTTTACGGCATGCACGCGGTATTCGTGCTGGCATGGGTTACCTTCTGATCATGGCACTGTGAAGTTTGCCGCCAGCCTGCATCTCTCGCTCAATGATCGCCTGGACTTCACGCTTCAGGTAATCCTGGCGTTCCTTATCCAGTTCGGAACTAAGAATACAGTTTGAAATAACTGCATCTTTGACCAACGCATCGCCAATGAATACTTGACCAGCATTGACTGTGAAGGCCGTGCGATAAGGCTGCGCTGTAGTGCTATCAATCGGCCCCATCCTCACCCTCAAATTTCCGCCAGCGTCATAAACGTTAATCTGATCGCCGCGTATCTCCATGCGCTCCCCTTGTTGCTGGGACTTCCGGATGCGCTCATATAGTTCAGCAATGCGCGTAAGCTGGCTCTCCAGAGCTGTGAGGCTATTCGTATCAACGTTGATACCAATGGTTATTGAGGCATCATGCTTGATAGTCTCCGACTCAGCGGTAGAGCAAGAAGAACCACCAAACGGAAAGGCGTGATCGCCCCAGAAATGCCGCTCAGCTTTCGCCTGCTGCAAAGCATTTTCCAGAGCGGCAATGATTTCATCCTGCTTGCCGTTCTTTGCATAATCGGTGCAGGCCATACCTGCACCATTCGTAACGTCACGCCACCAAATTTCAGTGCAGTTTTCTTGAATAATAATTTTCATACCTATCTCCCGACGGATGCCCGCCATTGGTTCAGCGTGGCCACTTGGCCGGCGCAGATTGATAATGCTGTTTGAAGTTGCAGCGTATAGCTGCCGATATCACCCCAGGTGTCACCCTGCAGCGTTGGCCGCTCACATCGCTTGAATACTGACTCAGGGGGTAACAGGATGATCGGCGCTGGTGGTTGTGGCGCTGTGCTGGCGCATGAGGTCAAGCACAGCACCAGGAGCAGTGCGACGGGCGCACTCATCGTTTTTGGTCGCATCCCGGTATTTCCTTTGATAGATGTCGGCCTGTTGGCGCAACTGCTGTTCTTGCTGCTGCTGGGCTGACATCAGTGCACGGTTCTGAGCATCCTGCGTTTGCAGCGTGGCGATCAATCCGGCCTGCTGCGCCAGCGTCTTCTGCTGTTCTGCAACCTGCTGGCGCGCCAACTCCAACCGATGCGACAATAGTGAGCTGTAACCACCCAGGCAGATGGACGCCACCAGCAGGAGCAGCATTCCCCCGCTGGCCAGTTTTGAGAGCCAGCCGCTCATTTATCCAGCCCCCAGCAAGCGAGCTCTGCCTCTTGGTCTCGCCTTATAATTTGCCCATAACAGCCGTTCGAACGAATGCGGCAATCCCGACCACCGTCAAAAATCCAGCGGCGGATCTCTCGGCATGCACCAGGGCGATCACCAGCATTCAGTTTTTTGTAGAACGTCGAAGTGAAGCATTTGCTGGGGCCGATGTTCCACGGGCAGAACGAGGCAATGCCGACTTTCTGAGGCTCAGTCAGCGTCACCTTGATGTTGCGGTCTACCCAATCGAGAGCTTTCTTCTGCTCGGCTGCGTCAATCTGCTTGCACTGATCGGCGGTCAGTCTCTGGCCCTTAACGACCTTCTGGCCGTTGACCATTGTCACCCCGCCGCAAACTGTCCAGATCCCGCCCGCATCCTGATACGCAGTTAACCGCTGCCCTTCCTTCTCGTCCTGAAACTGCGCCATCATCACCGGGGCCGATGCGCCGGCAGCAATCAACGCCAGCATCGCGGCACTGAGTTTCGTTTTTAATGTCGCCACTACTCACCCCCTATCAGGTCAACATCCTGAGCGCTGATGTTCTTGGCGGAGCGGTCAATAAGGTACATTTTGAGCAGCCTTTCTCGGCGGCATCTGAACCAGATACCGACAACACACCCGATGACGGAACAGAGGATCCCGACGAAAATCCCGATCACCATCCACTCGCTGGGCGAAAAATAATTAATCGCCCCGAGCAGTAGGCCAGTGAGCCAACCGCCATGCGTGGCGCTATCTGCGATTTTTTCCGGCATGGATCTCATCCTTCCCCCTCGCCGGGGCATGCCCTGATCATCGGGTAATAAAAACGAAAAACCCGACGGCTGCCGGGTTATGGTGAACTTTCTGGTTTGGGATACGGCTTCGGGCTGAACAGTTTTGTATTAAGCCGCCGGCGCGCTCGCTTGTTCAAAAAGCGGATATAGCGGAATTGGTTAAATGTGTGAGCTGTCGCTCGATGTGCATTTTCCTGCAAATAGCTGCCGCGAGTGCCAGCCTTACGCCCTTTCGTCGTCATTGCGATCTTGTGGTACCACTCACCATCGAGCTCGTAGAACGTGGTTTGATGACTGCCGACGTAATCAAAATTGCTCGCCTGATACACGACGCCGAACCGCCCGCACCGTTCATCAGCGAACGTCTGCACCCACTCCACCGCAGGGTAGAGCAACTTGATGATTTTCAGCGCATAGCTGATGGCGCGGGATTCAGTATTGCGCGGCATCCGGTCATGAACCCAGAGCCTATTCAGCTCCATGTATTCACGGTTGCCGGTGCCAGCAACGACGCGAGCGCCGCTGCTCGGATTCATCGCATAACCCCATTGCATAACACCCACTAGCTCGCGGCCATCATAGATACCAAGGTGCAGATAGGAATTATTCACAACCCGCTTGCTGTAATGGAAGTGGCCGATCACTAAACGGGCCAGCCAGACAGGGATCGTCGCTACGTGTAAATCTTCACATCCGAAACCAACGGTTTCACCAGCATAGATAACTGGCGCGGGCTTCCCGCTGGCGCGTGACACATTCGTTTTATCGTGTTTTTTCAATGTCGCAGTACTCCAATAACACTTGGTGTACTCGTGACCGCTAACAGGGTGCATCAGGCCCGGTATGTTCATCGCGTACCGGGCCACCCTCATCGAGCTAAGAATTTGGAGCGTCTGGCCAGATTCGAACTGGCGTCACCTGCTTGGAAGGCAGGCGTTATACCCCTTAACTACAGACGCAAAATGATTATGGTGGCCGGGAATTCGCCGACATCGCTTCCCCTATTGGTTTTCACTTGTATCCCGGCACATCGGTGCCTGCTGTCACCACAATGAACAAACCCACCGTTTCACAACACGAGATTTTTCCCGTCGGCGGGCTTGTCATTGTGTTCTGGAAGCCAGAAACGCAAAAACCCGCTGGGTGCGGGTTCAGGTAATTATTCGTAGTATTCAGGCGAGATATGCCACTATTTAAAGAATCTACGCCAAGTTTATGCAAAATGCAATACTTTGGTTAAAAAATGTCGGCATCCGTGCCGAACGTTCATCACTTGGTTATTTTTTGGAACTCAGTAGCGGCCACGCCTTCCTCAATATCGCATTTCGCCACCAGCGACTCATAGAAGGGCTTCCAGTTACGTGACCATGATGATTGTGTCAGTTCAGGCAGTAGCGCTGTAATTGCCCTGTGGGCTACGGATGAAGGCATGCGGCTAAAACCTTTGCTGCCGCACCGCTCGCAATCCTTAATGACGGGTGTACCTGCTGCCTTGGTTGCCTCACGGTCGAGCGCCTTGCCGGTTCCCTTGCAGTTCCGGCAACGCTTGTGGATCTTCCCTTTGCCGTTGCAGGTCTGGCACATCTCGCGCACCAGCTGGCGTTTCGTCGTTGGCGCGATTTTCTCTTCGCCGTCCATACCGATGTATCCAGGGTAAGTCACAACATCACGCTCGATATCCACCAGCCCTTTTCCGTGACAACCGTGACAGGTCACACTGGCACCTGCTGATTGTGAATAATCCTCATAGGCCAACGATGCCAAAATCTGCATACAGCGGGCCATGCGGCGACCGGCGACTTTACCGACGTGCTTCGGTGCCTTCTTCATCGCGTATAAAGTAAGCTCTGCGATAGCTCTCTCCCGGTCTTCGCTGCTGATGCCGGTTTTACCCAGAAATGCCGCCATGCCGAAACGAGCCTTTGCCTCGACCATTCCGAGAGCAGCCATAACGTCAGTACCGGTAACACGATCCGCTGAGGTGCCGTTCGGGGCATCAGTAATGGTCAGCCCCTGTGCGCTGAAGTGCTTCAATGCTGACTCAAGTTTCATTGTGATGCCCTCTTTGATTCGTGCCACGCCTTAGCCGTGTACGCTTTTGCTGCAAGTTCGCTATATGGCATGTGAAGTTCAACAAGCCTTTCCATCCAGATCACCACCGGCCCCGTATATCCGCCACGCGCAACGCGGATGTACTGGGTGATCGTATGTTCGTCTTCGCGGGTTAGTTTCACTATGCTTTCCCCCTGCCGTAGCGCCGCTCTTTCTGTTCTGGCTGCTGTTTGCTGAGCCGCTCTGCCTCGACCTGGTCAATCGGCAAAAAGTGGCCATATCGGAACTGGCGGTAAACCGTACCCAGCGGCCCGTGACGGTTTTTGGTGACATTGACCTCGGCAATCCCTTTGGCTGGGCTGTTCTCGTTATAAAGTTCGTCACGGTAAAGCATCATGATCAGGTCGGCGTCCGCCTCAATGCTGCCTGAGTCTTTCAGGTCAGCGTTGACCGGGCGCTTGTTGGGGCGCTGCTCAACACCTCGGGAAAGCTGGCTCAGCGCCACCACGGGGGTTTTGTTACGCATAGCCAGCCGCTTGAGGCTTCGGGATACCTCACCAACAGCGAGATCATGCCGCTGCCGTTCGTTGACCTTGATTAATCCGAGATAATCAACAAACACGGCTGCCAGCTCTGGATGCTCTGACTTCATGCGCTCCGCGTCCTGACAAATTTGCTCTACCGTCAAATTGTTGGCGTCGATAATCCAGATGGGGCGATCTGTCATGCGTCCAAGACCGTCTGAAATTCGCGCCCAGTCCTCGTCATCCAGCTCCTGCGGGTTCTTAAGTTTGCTCGTTGAGAACCCACCAGCACCGGCTATTTGCCGCTCAGCAATCTGAATGGCAGACATTTCCATGCTGAACATCAGCACCCCACCACCCTGATCGGTAATTTTCTCGATGAGGTTTAAGGCGAATTCGGTTTTCCCCACTGAGGGACGAGCGGCCAACAAGACCAGATTGGTCGGCTCGAAACCGTTGGTAATTTTGTCCAACTCTTCGATACCCGTCAGGATATTGCGCGCTTCGTCGGTACCGGTCATGCGTGCGTCCATGCGATCGGTGACACCGGCCAAGAGGTCGTTGATATGCACTGCAACCCGGCCGCTGTCGCCGATATTCAGCTGTTGAATGCTCCCCTGTAGTTGCTGGATCGCGCCAATGGCGTCATCGCCAGAGCGTGCGGTTTTTATCCCTTCTAGCGTGTCAGCTATGAGGTGTTCAGCCTGACGAACAAAGTGATTGCGGCCCACCATTTCCGCATAAGTTTTCAGCCCTGCACGCGCCCACGCCTGACTTGATGCCGCGACTGCAATAGCTTCGTACCCGGCCCCCAGCTTGTCAGCCACGACGAACGGCGTAACTGTACCGCCGGACACGGCCAGCTGTTTGATGACCTGATACATCTCACGGTACTGACGGGTGGCAAATGCTTCCGGGGCCAGCGTCGCCAACACATCGAACGTGAGTGGCCCAGCTTCGTTCAGCAGCAGGCCCCCAATAACTGCGCTTTCGGCTTCTTCGTGGGTCATGCTGCGACACCGCCCTTGTTGCTGCGGTAGCTCGGCCAATCGAACACCAGACGATTACTGCCGCCGTCAGTGACGCGATCGACAATGCGGTCACCGACAAACGCCTTCAACTGGTCAAACGTCAGATTGCTGATCAGGATGGTTGGCAGAATATTTTCATACCGGGCGTTGACGATCTCCTGCAGGATGGCCAGCTCCGCCGGTGTACCGAACTGCACACCAACCTCGTCAATAATGAGCAGATCCAGCGTTGCGTAGTGGTTCAAAACCTCGGTTTCCGTGCGCTCTGCCCCATTCCGCCAGGTGCTTTTCACTTCGCGGGTCAGGCGCATTACGTCCGTAATTTCTACGTCAGCCAGGTGGTCCCGGATGATCCGCTTTGTCATCGATACCGCCAGGTGGTTTTTGCCGGTACCGCAACTGCCGGTCATCACAAGCCCTGTCCCGGCCTTGAGGATTGCTTCCCAGTTCTGGGCGTAACGCTCGCAGTTAGCCAGATTCTTCGCCGCTGTCGCGTTAACCGGGTGGTAGTTGGCAAACTCGCAATACTGGAAGCGTGGCGCGATACCGGCGTCATCAAGCAGGCTCTCAACGCTGAGCTGCCGCAATGCCAATTCAATATCGCTCTGTTCCGCACGCAGGCACTCCGGGCACTGGGAGGTTTTACGCCCCGGCCTTCCCAGGAACTCTGGCCCGATCAGCGTGATTTGCTGGTATTGGCCGTGAGTTTCACACGTCGCCGCCTGAGTCTGCTTTTCCCAGTTCGCGTAGTGTGGCGGGATCCGCCCGTCCAGAGCAAAATCCAACTCGTCCGCCAGCTCTTGGCTGCGACGCTTCAGTTCCAGCCGATTTTTGTTTTGTTCAAAATTAAACATGGTCACCTCGTATCACCAATTACACCCAGATTCGCCGTAGTTCAGCCCCTCAAACCCCGATACCGGCGGCTGGGTATGCCGTGCACCGCCAGACACGGCTGGCGCTTGCCAGGTTTCTTCGAAGTGACGGTCAGGGCCGAAGAACGTGGCGGCCTGCTTGACGTACTCAGACCCCAGTTTGCCAGTGGCCACCACGAATGCCGCATAGCGCTTCACGCCTGCCAGCAGGGTTTCAGGGGTAACCCCTTCGTGCAGACGGGCATTCCAGGCTTTGTAGGCTGAGGGCTTGGGATTGCCACCAGCGCGTTTAGGGTAGGCCAGCCAGGCAGTTTCAAACTCAGGTGAATATTCCCGCTTGGCAGAGCGTGTCGGTGTGCTGGCGTCAGCCCGTGCACCAAGGGTTTTATTCTCTGTAGTAGTCTCTGTGTAATCTACTGTATGAATGGATGCGGGATTTCCACATGCCGGCTTGGGACAAACCCCCATACCTGCTTGCTGGTTTTCCGCATCACTGGTTGCGTAATTTCCGCATCCTTGGTTGTGGAAATCCCCCTCACTTGGTTGCACTTGAATTTCAGGCCAAAGGAGAGCCTGTAAAGCTGCTTCATTCACCCGGAAATACAGCTTGGCCGGGATGCCTTTTTTCACTTCTTCAAGCACCCCAGCGATCAATAATTTCTTGCGGGCACCTTCTTGCTCATAGCGAGTTAGCCCTGTTTCCTCTTCCAGCTCTGCCTGCGTTTTATAGAACCAGTTGCCGTCAGTGCGGTTATGCCAATACACCATCTGCGACAGCAGAAGAGCACCAGTAACACCCACCCCCAAACGGACAAAGGAACGTTGAAAAGCAACAGGCCGATCCATTAACTGCAACAGCTGGCTCATACATCAACCCTCGTAAAATGTTTCTCTACCTGCCACAGAGGCAGCATGCATTCATGCTCATACCCAGGGCGCATAAACTAACTTCCTGCTTTAACCGGTCATAGCCAATGACATGCACCACTACGCCGCGTTTATCGCGATAGTGGCGGTCGAGTTGAACGATTGGATCACGGCTCATGCGGCAACAGTCCAGCCTTTGACGTGAGTAAACTCGCCATCCCAGACCTTCTTCATTGGCAGTCGCCCCTTGAGGTACTGGCGATAAAGCCAAACCCCGCCCTTGTGCAGTAGGATTGGCTTGAAGGTGTCAATGAAACTGCCATCGTCCTGCTCATACTTCCCAGGGCGCTCGGTCAGATAGTTGTCACGGGCATAATGCCCAACACGCCAGCGCGGGCTTTTGGACTCAGGGCGATCATCAAACAGCCAGTTATGGTCTTCCAAAAACGCATTAATCTGGCGCACATTGACGCCATTAAATTGCTTGCAGAATTCGTATGGTGAAATACCACCAGCAATGAGGTTTTCCAGGTGGTCGATGTACTGAGCCTGACGATTCACATAACCGATCGCTTTATTTTTAGCTTCGTACTCATCAGCCCAAGCCCGCGCAGCCGAGGCTGGATCGCCGAAATCTGGAAGGTCATTAGCTGGCGCAAGGCTGTACGAACCAGTAGCACGGATGGCTGGCAGAACTTCGGCGGTAACCCATCGTTTAAAGCGCTTCGCTTGAGCCTTTCGGCTTTTGATGATCAGCGAGTACAGACCGGATTCGTTGACCAGTAGAGGCTTGCGACCCGAACCGGAATAATCTTCCTGTTCGCGTTTATCTTCATCATCAACGGCATTAAGTGCCTTATGGGTGTGGGACAGACCGAGAGCCTCACACACATCGACGGCAAAAAACCACGGAGCCTGCTCGATCAGCACACTACGCACCGATGCCAGTAGCTCGCCAGCGCTTGATTTAAAATCGAAGGTTCTGATATGGTTATTCACGGTTTATCTCTCCTATAAATCAAAACAGGCCGGGTTTAGTCCCCACTTTCCCGGCTTTTTCTTTTCTGCTTTTCACCCGGTGAAAGTTCCCTCCCCACAACTCCGTTAGTAGGTGTTGCGATATCACACCCCCGCGAACTCTTGGCGTTCATTGGTTTGGCGTAGTATTTGAAATACCATGCAGAAGCCATTTAGGTGAGCACTCGAGCGCATCGGAAATTTCAAGCAGATGCCTTGGGTGACGCGAACCGCCAGACTCAATGCGTTGAACTGTTTGTTGCTTGATTCCCGCCAGCAAAGCCAATTGCTGCTGCGTTAGTCCAAGCTCGATCCTGCGCTCCTTAAGGCGGACAGAAATACTCATACAACCCCCGATTAAACAAATTTTGTTGTATTAGAATACTCATTTTGTTGTTTGTCAATTACAACGAGTGTTTTATCATTGTTGACACTACATGGAGGGGTTTATGAATTTAGCTGATCGTGTTAGACAAAAACGCTTAGAGCTTGGACTGACGCAGGCGCAACTCGCCGATAAGATAGGCACAAGCCAGCAAGGGATCGTTTCAGTTGAAACAGGTAGAACTGTACGCCCCAGATACCTACCCGAGTTAGCGAAAGCCTTGGAGTGTGATATCGATTGGCTACTTACCGGCGCAAACTCCAGTAACGTAAGCTATGCGGGGCCATATGAACCAGGTAAGCGCTACCCGGTTCTAAGTAAAGTTCAGGCGGGATCATGGGCGGAAGCTGTTGAGGCATATAACCTGAAAGACATTGATCTATGGTTGGAATCCAGCGCCCATATTCAAGGAGAGGGGTTCTGGTTAGAAGTTGATGGCGATTCCATGACGGCCCCAATGGGTCTGAGTATTCCTGAAGGAACCTACGTTCTTTTTGACACGGGAAGGGAAGCCTTCAATGGTAACTTGGTCATCGCTAAACTCTCAGATTCAAACGAAGCAACATTCAAGAGATTAGTGATAGATGGCGGCCAAAAGTACCTGAAAGGGTTAAATCCAGCATGGCCGATGATACCTATCAATGGAAATTGTAAAATTATTGGAGTAGCCATCCAAACGATGATGAAACTGCTTTAGCCCCCTCTTCCCCCCCCTCCATCCTAAGCCGCTTATGCGGTTTTTTTTTGTTCCGAAGCAGCGAACACAACAAAAATAAATATTTATAACTTTAAAATACAACAAATTGGGTTATTAAACGAAATAAATACTCATTTCGTGGTTTACACAAAACAACAAAATGAGTATCTTTGGCTCAACAGCAATCAACGGAGCCATTGAGATGAAAACCATCCAAGAAGCAACGCAAGTAACAACAGCAGAAAATAACAAGCCCTTTTGTATTCATGAAAAACTGAAGTCTGAAAAATCGCACTGGTCGTATGCATTTTCGGTAGCACAAATACATGGCGATGCAAAAGCACAGTTGAATACATGCCTGCTGGATAAGCCTGAATTCGCTGTATATGAACGAGTGGGTAATTATTTTGTGCTTGTGGATTTCGCCAATGATTATTGGTCATTGAATGACAATGCAAAAAAAATCATCGATAAAAATCCAAAAGCTAAAGCATCAATTCTTGGCTGGGAAAATCACTACTCGTCATTAAGTGAATAACAAGCGGCTCTGACGACGACGCCAATCAAACGCCAGAGCCTAACCCCACCAAACCTGAATAAATTTAACGAGGCTGATATGAACAATACCATGCCAAAAACCAAAGAAGCAATAAAGCCTGCGCTAATTGATGGAGGCAAGCTGCGTAAAGCACAGCGTTTAATAAAATCCGACACCAGTTCTTGGATGTGGAAACTGAGCATGCATATGGTGAAGCAGGCTTATGGTATCGAGTGCGAAGAACCATTACCGGAAATCGGTGAGCGTAACGGTAATTATATTTGCGCTTATGTGAACGCAGAAACCGGTGAATATGCTTTTATTCGTGATCGCAGCCTATTGAATCACGCCGTTAAGGTCTGCCAACAATGCAATGAAAAGGGATTCATATATGTTGCCAGCTAACGTCGGACACAAAGATAAAACGCGCACAGTAAATGGCTCACTGCTGCATGACAAGGAAGGAATTCTGTACAAGGAGCCTGAAGGTTTCCAGGCCACCGAATTTCCTAACGGTAACCCTGAGACGCCTACCCAGCGCTTGGCTCAGACCACCAGTCATGTTAATCGCTATGTTATGCAGTTGGATGAATTGTATAGAACGCTTCTCGAATCCAGCCTCAGATCTGCCGATGCTCAAGTTGCAGGCCGTTTTAATGGCTTATTGAGTGAGCTTTATCTTCTCACTGGCGTCAATAAAAGCCGGGTAGAGTCCCTGATGAAAGAAGAAATATCTCAGGGGGGGGCTAAATAATGACCACCATCCTGAGGCAAGCAACAAAGGCGCTACTGAATGAAGTCGTCATTAATGTTGCGCCAGATTTTAGCGGACGCTTGACCGTTTATGTTGAGAACGGTGAGTTAAAGGCATACCGCCCATATTCACCAGAAGAATTCACATGCACTCTCGGAACGTTCATTGAACTAGCAGAGCGGGCAGGTTGGAAGGTTACTCCACCGGAGGAAAAATAATGCAACAGAATAAAATTGAACACAGCGGCATTGCTGATGCATTTCAATTAAAGCCATTACCTGTATATGTCGTGACACGTCACGGCCGTAGTAAGAAATGTTTTAGCCGTGAAACTGCAATCAGTCGATTGTGTCATTTTATGGTTCAGAAAACCTTTGACCGAGCACGAATTGAAACGCACGAGAACGCCAACTATCAAGAAAACAATGGTTGTATAACCTATCAACGTGGTGAACCAACTATTGACTATTGGCAGGCTCATTATCGCTGTGTAAGACGTGTTCGTAAATTATTAGCCCGTAGATGTGAAAAGATAAAGTGGCAACAGGAGCATGACGATTGGGCAAGCAAGTACGATGATTTAATGAAGCGACGCCCATTTTAATTAAGTAAATTGCAGCCAAATTTCAATTACAGCTTTCTGGCTGGGGGAACACTCGGCCTGAATAAAGACAGAGGGTTATTAGTAATGTCAACGAGCATTAAAACAATTGAATTAAATCGCAGCCGTATCGCCCTCGCCTATCTGGATCATTGCCAGCGCTACTACGGCGGAAAATGGGCAGATGTGGTTATCACCAAGCGTAAAGGCGTCCGTGTTGACCTCACCCAGGAAAGCATTGAAGCGCTGATGAAGGAATTCATCGAAAACATGGTTCGTGCTGAATTTGGTATTGCCGCTGGCCAGCAGCAAATTGCCAATTCCTACGATGCGATGCTGAGCAAAGACCGCAGCCGGCTCACCCCGCTCGGCAAGTCGGCAATGGAGGAAGCCATGATCGACGCAGTGGCCTACAAGCTCAACAACCCGAGCAGCCAACTGCTGCAGGTGGTGCCGTGATGAACGATGAAATCACCTTAGAGCAGGCGGCTGAAAAGGCTGCTCAGGCTGAGACCGTGTTGGCGCTGATTGAGTCCTATCCGCACCAACTTGAGGATTCCGAAATATCCGCACTATCAACGCTCTTGCGTTCGCTGATTGGGAACGCCTGTATCTGGCTGAACGAAGAGCAAGCACGACGGAGTGGGGCCAAATGAAAATGAGCCTTTATTTCCGAATTGTTATCTCGCTGGTGATAGCCGCCAGCGTTTACGGCCTGTTTGTACCGGCGCTCATATCTATGAAAGACACGATCGCCGTTATCTCCGGGTTGGCATTGGCAGTTCTGACCCCGCCATGCCTGTACGCCATTTATATGGGTCTGTTTTCCATTAAGGATAAGAAATGAAAAAAGTAATTATGGCTTCAATCATCGCTCTGTCAGCTGTCGGCCTTGTCGGCTGTGATCGTGTTGAGCCGGGTAACGTTGGCATCAAAGTGAACAAGCTGGGCGACGACAAAGGCGTTGGTGAAGTCGTGGGCGTTGGTCGCTATTGGACTGGCTGGAATACTGAGGTTTACATCTTCCCTACCTTCAAGCAAATGAAGACCTACGAAGATGCATTCAGCTTCCAGATGAGCGACGGCACGACAATCGGCTACCACATCGGCGTCGCCTACAAGGTTGATCCAACCAAAGTGACAACCATTTTCCAGACCTACCGCAAAGGTGTGGAAGACATCACTGACACCGACCTGCGTCAGAAAATAGCTGACGCCCTTAACCGTCTGGCAAGCCGCATGAGTACCGATCGCTTTATCGACGGTGGCAAAGCTGACTTGCTTTCCAATGCACTCAATGAGCTTCGGGACGATATGGGGCCAATCGGAATTCAAGTCGTCAGCCTGTCATGGGTTGGTAAACCAGAATATCCGCCAACGGTGATCGACAGCATCAACGCTAAGGTGACCGCCAACCAGAAAACGCTGCAGCGTGAGCAGGAAGTGAAGCAACGTGAGGCTGAGGCCAACATGTTGCGAGCCGAAGCCAATGGCCAGGCAGACGCAAAACTGAAGCTGGCAGAGGCAGAAGCCAAGTCAATCCGTATCCGTGGTGATGCACTTCGCCAAAACCCGGAAGTCATGCAACTGGAAGCGATCAATAAGTGGAATGGCACGCTCCCACAGTACATGACCAGCGGCGCAGGTACGCCATTCATTCAGGTGAAGTAATCCACTAAGCCGACGACGGCGTATGTCGGTTGAGCGGCATACGCCATTAAGTAAGTAATCCGGGGAGACAAAGTGAAAAAGATTCCGTACAGCGAAGCAGCCCAGAGGGCAATTAATCACGAAAAGGCCGAAGAATTCGCACAGGCGGCCACGTTCTGGCGCATCGCAGAATCATTAGCGGTGAAGCCGATTAACCAGCAGTGGGCAGCCATACGCGCCGAACTGTGCGAAAAGCGCCATAGCTTAGCTGCGCGCCTGGATCAGTGGAGCGAAGAAACCAACCGACGCCTGCAGTTAGCTGCAGAGACTAAGGCCAGGAATAAGCTTGCCGAATCGCTAGAGGCACACATGAACAAAACCACCAGCGGGGAGGTGTAGCTATGGGCTGCCATAACACACCTCATGCATTTGGCGTGACGTCGATCAGTAAAGAATCACGTATCACCCACAACAGGCGTCAAGCGCCGAAGCTGACACCTGAACAGTTTCTCGCACTGCCTATGGTTAAAACCTACATAGAGCAGCACCCGGATAGCGTACGTCGTGATCCAGAGACTGGTGAAGTTTGGACAAACAAGCCGCTGACAATGATTTATCTCGACGTATGTCAAGCAAAAAAACTGAAGAAAGCACTCACTAAAGCGTTGAGTAATATCCAATAAATTTTGGAGATTGGGAAAAAATGAGCATTCAAATAAACCAAATTCAACTGGTGGCGGCCATCACTATAGAGATCGAGCGCCAGCACCCGGGAACCGGCGTAGAGAGTCGCCATTTTAACGCCATCATCCGCGCGGCAAATATCGTCAGTGAGGAGCTTTCTAAGCCGGTCGTAAAGGCGTCGGAAAGTATGGGCCTGACCGCATGGCTTGCCAGCGATGATACCGGCGCGAGCAGCCTCTATATGGCTTCCGTTCTTACTGGTGAATTCATCGCGGAAAATCATTACCCACGCGATCCGGCAGACTTCGGACGATGCCTACGCCTGGTCGAAGCGGTACCGGAACTGGAAAGCAAAATTCGTGACATGTCACAGCACGGTAAGAAATGGTCGGTGGTCGCCGCTCATTGGCATGAATGGGCTGAGGTGTACCGTGCAGATGATGGCCAGCGCCTGTATCGCCTGATGCGGCTTTGCTATGAGGGAGGTGAATGATGGGAAACCGAATTGATGTAGATAGCCTGTCCACCATTACTGACCACTTAAAAGCACTGGCAGAGATCAATGATTCAATTGCCGACATCCGTTACCAACTCGATTACAGCAACGGTGGTGATGGCTGGCGCCGGCGGGCCGGAATGGCGCTGCATAAATGCAAGAGCATTCGAACAGCGATTCAAGGGCGGCTGGCCATTCTACGCCAAAAGGCGAAAGTACAGAACGTGGAGCTGCATGTCCGCACAAACGATCTGTTAGTGAAAGAACTTAAGAAACATGTATCAGAGAGCGTATTTAAAGCCTGTGAACTGATGGCCTGGGCAGGAACGGCTACTGAATATTTAACGCCACCGGTTGAAGACCAAACGGATGAATTTGCCGATCAGGTTATCGGCACAAAGACCCAAATAGTCCGTTTGCCGCCAACGGTACCTCTGTTTTCTTCCAGGGCATTTATGGATGCCGATGCTCTAATCAAATTCGTTGAGGCTCAGGGATACATTGTGGAGGTGACAAATGAACCTTGATTGCGTACCCATTTCTAGTTACTGCCGTGAAGCGGGAGAAACGGTAGAAGCCATTAACAAACGGATACAAAGGGGAGTATGGCTTGAGGGGGTTCATGTATTAAAAGTCGATGGCGTAAAAGAAAGGTGGATTGACTTAACAGAGGTTTCAAAATGGGCAAGAAAGAACAAGGATCGCCTTCACTCCCAAGAGGAATAACAATCCGGGAGCACAAAACAGGAAGTACGCTGGTTATCACCTTCACCTATAAAGGGGTTCTCTGTCGGGAATCCCTTTCCCAGACTGAAGTTAATAGCAAAAATATAAAGTATGCTGAAAGGCTCCTGGGTGAAATCCAGAACAAGATCGGCACGGGAGAATTCGTTTATGCGGAACAATTCCCCAAGTCGAAAAAGCTGGCATTGTTTGGCAACGTAAAGCGCACTCGAACCATAAAAGAGTACCTTGATGAATACCTGGTTATCTGTGAAAAACGCAACCTGTCGCCGTCGAGTATTGTCGGATATCAAAAATGTAAATCGGCACTGTCAGCACTGCATAAACTACCAGTAACCGAACTGACGCCGGCAATATTAAAAAATTGGATAACCCAACAGAAAACAACGCTAAAAACCATCAGGAACCGATTGTCGTTCCTGCGCAGCGCGATTGACGAAGGCGTGACTGATGGCCTCATCAGCGTAAACCCAGTAACGCTTGTCAGTGCCTCAAGATACCGAACAGAGGCACCAGGTACCGGCTCAGAATATGAAGTTGATCCGCTGTCTCCGCTAGAGGTAGAGGCCTTGTATAAAGGTGCCAAATATCAGCAATGGGAAAATCTGTTTCGCTTCGCTTTGCATACTGGAATGCGAAGTTCTGAGTTATGCGCCCTAAGCTGGGATGATATCGATTTTGTTGGGAATGTGGCTCATGTGAAATCAGCCAGTGTATCAGGGGTGATAAAGGGAACTAAAACCAAGGCAGGTAAGCGCGGAATTGAATTGGATAGCGAGGCGTTAAGGGCTCTTGCTGAACAGAAGGAATTTACGTTCCTGTTGGGTGGTTGCGTTTTCCATGATCCAAAAACTGGCAAGCCGTGGGCTGGCGCTGACGCCATACGTAAAAAGGCTTGGGTGCCAACACTGAAAAAATCAGGGGTTCGGTACCGTAACGCATACCAAACGCGCCACACCTACGCCACGCGGTTGATCAGCCAGGGAGCTAACCTTTTCTGGCTTTCTGGACAAATGGGCCACAAGGGGCTGGAGATGCTATTCCGTCATTATGGTTCCTACCTTGCCGAATATGACGGTAACGCCGGACGCCAGTTCAGTTCCCTCACAGGCAGTGGCCAACCAATGCCGGTAACAAAATGTTAATAGAAACAAGACCAAGAAGAGACAACGCAAGGACAATGGAATGCACTTATTATGCACACCAGCAAATATTGGAAATAATAAATGTTTAATATCAGTATATTACAGAAAGGAACGGAGCGGGTTTGTAGACCCCGACAGAAACCCGTTCAGCTGATACCCTTTCGGCTTCACCGTTCACTGCAACGCAGCCGGAAAGTGTGAAGCCGCCCAGGTAATCATCTGGCATCTTTTCAGGCGCACCAGACAACCTGGCGATCGGTGATGCTGCTTTCAAGAATCCGTTTGCATCAACCGTTACGTTATAGTCAGTAAAGACCCGGCTTTCTTTAACTGTAGTGAGTCCACTAGGGCCTGTTTTCTGCCATGTCGTATCTTTCACAATATCAATGCCAAACATTGCAGTTGGTGAACTGCTAGCAAGGACCGTTATCGATGGCATGCTGTAAGCAGGTCCAACCATCCACAATTCCCAACGCACTATAGCTGAATTGTATATCGCTCCAAATCTTACGTCCGAACCACCTGGGCCAATACCAGCAACCATCAGGCCACGGGCATCAAGTGCTGATGATGTAGCATTACGCGCCGAGAATTGGACCAGTTTTATATCCATCCCAGGGTTTCCATAGGTCCTGCCAGCCGTTATAAGCAAATGCACACCGGAAACCCCAGTCGTTGTCGCTGCAAGCGTGGCCAATTTTAGATACCCTTGGGCGCCGCCGATTGTATTAACAATCGCTGGGATCACAACAGCGCGCGAGCTTTCTTTTACAGCGGTAGCCAGTGTGGCTGCCGCATTGCTCTCGCTAACCTTTGCAGCAGCTGCAGATGCCGCTGATTTATCCGCTGACGCTGCCGCCTCCGCACGCATACGGTCAACGGTTTGAACAATTTCGGGCGTGACATCACTTTCACCGGGGCGGCGCAGGAAATCATTGAGCGTGCCAGAAAGAGAGTCTGTATAAACCTCTATCGTACCCACCCGCTCTGGCTGAGCACCATAGACAGAGATAATCACTTCATACGCACCAGGCTCCACGTTTAATGAATATTGGCCGCTATCATTCGTCACAGATTGAGATTTT